AGCTTCAACATCAAAATCTTCTGCATCACCTACATAATTCCAAGATGGTACAGTCTTAGTATCACCAGGTACACCTTCAAGTGTAGTATCTACCTTTGCATATGGTGTAAACTTTAATAATGCTTCAATCTTAGCATCAATCATTGGACCCATTACTTCAGGGTTTATTACATGTTCCATTTTTGTTACTGACATAACTTTTTAACCTTCTTTAACCTTTCAATTTTAAAATTTAAATTAAGAATTCATAGCTGCTTTATAGCCTTCAGGATTTTCACTAAAAATCTTCATTCTTTCAGCATATGTCTTCTTTAATAGTTCTGCTTTAGTTATTGTTCCTTGACCACCTTCACCACCAGGAAGTTTGCCATCTTCATAGACCTTTGTTGCACTTCCTTCAAAGAAATTAGGATATTGTGTTTTTAATCCAGCAATCTTATCATCAATTCCTTTGATGTTACCTTTTTCATCAAGTTCTAATTCACCTTTTTCCATTAACTTGAATGTTAGGTAATCCACATCTGTAACCTTTGCAGATAATAATGCAACCTTAATTGCATTATCCAATTTATTTTTCTGAAGTTCTGCTTCAAGTAATTGAATCTTCCCTTCATATTCAGTAATTTTGCCTTGCATGGCTTCATTACCCTTGGAATTCTTCTTAAGTTCAGCAATTAGATTATTTGCTTCAGTAAGTGATGCATCCTTTGTTTTCAACTGATTTTCTAAATCAGTATACTTACCTGTTCGCACATAATCACCTGTTTCAAGATTAGCAATCTTAACCTTGTTTTTCTCATTTGCTGGATTACTATTATGAGCATTCACCTTTTCTACCAATTGCCCATAAAGTTCATCACCTAAAATAAGTTTTAAAAATTCCATACTAAATTCCTTTCATATTGCTTTTGTTTTTAAATGTGGTATCTTCCACTAGCAAGATTAGTTTAAATGTCTTAATCAGGACAAATTTGCCCATAGTTTAAATGTCATAAGGGTTATTTTGGACATAATAAAAAGCCACCTATTATGGTGACTTATTATTGTTCAGTTTGTTGATCCATCATTTCTTCAGATTCATCTTCAATGACTTCTGAAGTTTCAGTATAAGTATATTTAAGTGGTACTACATCTATTGCTTCACTATATAAAATACCTGTTTCATTTTGCATAATGTAATAGCCACTATCACTATAAGTTTTAACAAATTGTTTACCATTAATAATTATGTTTTCTTGATTTATCATTCTACATAGTCCCCCACTATTGTTACTTTGCCACTTTCAATTACGCTTACCCAATTTGTAGCCGTTGCGTATTGGTCGGCGTATTCAGCTCTAACATGAATTGTAAGTTTATTACTTGTTGTACCACCACCGAACAAATTATTAAAAGCATTAGTATTAGAAAGTGTTATAACACCCTCATAACCTAAATATATATTATTAGCATAACAATAACTAAAACCAGCATTATTAATTTTTTCAACACTAGCAAAATAAAGTGTGTTTAATTTTGTTGACATATAAACAAAGTTTCCCTCAACAGTTTTCAATTTTGGCAAACTTAACGTTGTAATTTGAGCGTATGCAAAAGCACGAGAGCCAGCAGTTTCTACATTAGGCAAATTAAAATCAGTTATATAACTATATTCAAAAGCATTTGCACTCAATTTAGTACATTTAGGTAAATTTATACTTATTAAGGCACTACTATTTCTAAATGCATTAGACTGCACCTCTATTGCATTTGGAAAGTTTACACTTTTTAAGTTAGAACATTGAGCAAATGCATAAACGCTTATTGTTGTAATTTTAGGTAAATCTATACTTTCTAATGCTAAACACCTATTAAATGCATATTGTCCAATTTCAGTAACATTAGTTGCGTTTATACTTGTTAATTTTTCACAATTAGCAAAAGCATAAAAACCTAAATAAGTTGCATTTGGTATATCTACGCTTACTAATTCAATACATTTTTCAAATGCATAACTACCTATTCTTGTTGCATTTTGTAATTTTACCTTTGTTAAACCACTTTGATTAAAGGCATAATTTACAACTTGTGTAATAACATTACTTTCATATTCAGTTAAATTACCCATTACATATTGTGCTAGTGCATCATTAAAACTACCCACAACACCTAGAATACTTACACCCTCTAATATGTTTTGTGGCTCTAGGTTTTCAACAATTACAATAGCATTTTTATAATTAGTAACATCTTTAACTTCAGTGTCAGTTATTTCAAGTGTTCCTTGTGGTACTACATATTCACTTGGTATTGGATCAACAATAACCTTACTTAATAGTTTATTAGTATCAGCTTCCAATACTTGTGTTTCTTCAGTTGGTGTAACAATTTTAGTTTGGTCACGCTTCCTATTTTCAAGTTCATGTATTTCCTTGAACTCTATGTCTAACCTTTTTTCAATCTCTTGAAATGTGATATTTAAAATCATTGCAGTACCTCATGATTAAGACATTTGTCTACTGATACTGTTTTAATACTACTTGTTAATACTTCACCATTATGTGTGACCACTCTTAATTGGATTTGGACATTCTTCTTACTGCAATCAAATAAGAATGTTTCCCATTCCTTTAAAATTAAACTTACAGATTGACCTTCTAATGTACAATCTTCTAATTTCTTCACCAATATTTCCTTATCATTTTGTGCATAGATAATTCTTAAATCTGCAACCAATGATGTATCAAAAGGTAAATTAAAAATGTGTGTTGGTGTTGTACCCCTAATCATAATTATTCACCACCTTCATATGTACCTGTCACACCTAATATTGTGACACCTTTTTTAATGTTTTCAGGTTTTAAGTTAAGTGATGTAATGATTACACCATCTTTAACACTAATAAACACATTAGCATCAATATAAATACCACTTACCATGTTATTATCATTAATATGTAATGCATCAACATCTTCATCAAATGTAGCATCACCTACTGCTTCAAGAATTGCTAAAGTATTTTTTCCTTCAACTCTATCACCTTGAACATATGCTACTTGACCTTTTGCAATATCAATTGCATTAGCAGTAGCATCTGTTGTATTAACACCCTGGTTTGTTACTTTAGTAACTTTAATTTCACCTAGTTTTCTACCTTTGTAATAAATACCCATATGCTACCCCCTATTGATTTCAAAGCAGATAACATCTGCAACACTCACATATTGAGAATCAGAAAGGTTATAAGTTGACTTAGCTGTATCTATTGATACCACTAATTCACCAAGTGAATTTCTATAATAACTAACACATGCATATTTCATTTCAGCAACAACAGCACCATCAGGACCATTAACAAGTACCATTGCAGTTGAACCAACACCACTAATTAAATAGAATGGTACAACTCTTAATTGACCAGCAAATGACATTCTTAAGAATCCCATACAATTAGCTGGTACATCACATATAGCAGTATCACCACTTATGTGTATTGTTGTATTTAGTTTAGAATTAACATTGATAGCATCAGTTTGTTCAGATATACCACTTTTATATGAATAACTTGATTCATCAACAACATTTATATGATAGTTTATTGTTCCTGGTCTATTATCATAATCATCATAAATAATAGTAATTTTATGATTGTCATTAAAGAAATGGAATTCATATGTTGTAACTTCAATTTCTTCATTGTATTCATCAATGAATACATTTGTTGATGCTTCATATGATTTATGATCCAGGTAATGATAGTTACCATTAGCATCTATTAACTTGACTACATATGATGCAAGATTATCACCTGCTAATTGACTTAATCTAAATGAAGTACTAGGTTTGTTATTCTCATCAATCAATACTTCAATAATTGTAAATGGTGAATATTCTTCATCCACAAAATATATTGTTGATTCAGTAGGTTCAGTAACACTTCCATATTCACCATTAGTTCCTAACCACAACTTTAATAATTCAGTAGTATCAGCTTGGTTGATTACACCCCTTAATACCATTTCATTAACAATGCTTTGAACACTATGTAGAATACTTTCATATTCTTTTGATACTTCTTCATATTGTTCTGAAATAACTGATTGGATTGCTAATAATTGTTCATAAATTGTTGGATCAGGTTCTTCCACTTCAAATCCTTCAACTATAGCACCTTGTACCACCTTAAATTCAATAAGATTTGATGTTCTAGTGACTGAATCCTTTACACCAAATATACCAATTACAATCTTACCTTCAGTTTTTGTTATATCATTTGGGAATACACATTTATTATCTTGTAACACCTTAAATGATACATTTGTGATGTTCTTGCCTTCCTTCTTATAGAATGCAGCTACCTTAGCAAATCCATCCCATTGTTGGCAAAACTCAACTTCTAATGTGTTTTCTTCAACACCACCACTTGCTATTGTTGGTAAACTGACAATGTTCATCACTTGATCCAAACATTTTAATTTTAAAACGCTCATTATTCATCACATCCTTCATTTTCGAGCATAAGAAAAGCACCCCATTATTTGGGATGCTCTTATTTATCTATTCTTTTATGATAAATTGGTCTATTTCTTCTTGACTTAATTCAGATAGTGCCTTGTTATGTTCTCTACAATATAAAGTGATTTTCCTACAATCATACTTAACTGTGGCTTCAAATGATTCAGTCAATTTACTATAGTTATCAAGTTCATTATGTTCCTTTATAGTATCTGTCATATAACTTCTTGGCACTCCTTTCATCTATCATCATTGTTCTATCACTAGGGTTCACTAAAACTGCCCCAAGTTCCTTCATGTAATATTCAACCAATTTTGTTTTGGCTCTAAATATTACCACACCATCAAATCCATATTCATAACTTTGCTTAACTGCTTCTGCAAATAGATGACCACCTACACCAGCGTATTCTTTAACCTTATTCAACTTATTATGTGGATTATTGAAAGGTGCTGATTCAACTATATCAACAAGAACGGCTTTATAATCTCTAAAGTCAGGCTTTGTAGCAACCAATCCTTGGATTCTATCATCACCATCCACTTTAATACCAAATACCTTATATCCATTTTCTTCAGGTTTTGTCCAATCAAATTCCCAATCTTTAAAACCAGATTTGGAAGGTGATATCCTTGTAACTGATGTATTTACAATTTTACCATCACTTAATCTTCTTAAGCATGGTGTCTTTTCATCTATAATTATACTATTTTCTTCCATTGCATTCAAGTACTTCTTCTTGAAATCTTCAAAGTCTTCAGTTTTATCAAGTCCAAAATAAGCTGCTCTATCTTGTAGTTCTTGTAATTCATCTTCATCAAGTTCCCATTTTGCCCTTGTTAATATGTTACATCTACAATTGATATCCATATGTGGAACACCAAAAGCACCAGGATGCTTGGCTTTAAAACCATTTACTTCAAATAATTCATCAAGTTCTTTAATCTGTCCATCTAACTTTCTGTGTAATGGTCTAGTTCTTGAATCCCTTGAAGCATTCCATTGCTTGACTACATCTGCACCTTTTTCTTTAGCCTTATATGAAGCATCTAAAGATGATTCTTCTTGAATTCTATGTCCTTCAGTTCTTGCAATTCTAATAGATTTATTAAGACCAATATTTGTTTGTGCAGCTAATTCCTGTGCAATCTTACCATATGAATAATTATTAGCAAATCCCCTTGATATTTGGGTTCTTACTTTCTTCTTCAGTACATCTATATTTTCACCTAAAGATGTATAAAGGCTTTTAGATAACTTGGAATCAAGCTGTAATGCCTTAACAACTAATTTTTGATTGATAGGTGCTATGATTGGAATACCTTGCTTGTGAATTGAATACATAGCACCCATATATCCATTTTCATAACACTTAGTTAAATAATCTGATATAGCAGTAAATTGACTTGCATTCATTTCATCTAAAATAGCATTTATTTGCTTTTTTAAAGCCTTTTGATAATCTACTTGATAAACAATAGACTGAAGGTTTTCAGCATCTGTTCTACCCAATAGCATTGCTATTTTATTATCAATATCACCAAGTGCTGTATTATAGATTTCCTTCAGTTTATCAATGATACCTTTTTCACTTGATAATAATGCTTTCTGCACTTCTATATCATGCTTGTTCATCCGTTACCATCTCATCTAATAGTTGTTCTTGACCACTAATATCAGTTTCATCAGTTGGAAGTTTATTTTTAATTTTATCATAATTAATGTCCAATACTTCACATATCTTTTGAACAATTGTTTCATCATCAAGTGTAGCTGCAAGACCAAGTAATGTATTAATAATTATTTGATTTGTTTCAGCTTCTACCTTTTCAATAGTTGCATTGTCAAGTGCATTAGTAATTGTTTCACGCTTGAATTCAATCTTTACATCAGAAGGTCTATAATCAGTTTTATTTAAAGTATTTATTTCCTTTAGTACAAACTTAAGTATCTTCCTTAAAAATTGTTTTAAACGGATTTCTAACTTATCACACTTTAGATCCAATAGAACATATCTAGATTTGATTACAATGTTTGTGATGTTACCATCACCTAATTGTGCAGAATTAAATCCCATACCAAATCTATAGATATTCTTTTCATCAAGTTCAAGTTTAACCTTTCTTGCATCATATGGAATATCT